AATTCGGATCACAAAGCGCATTCGCGGAGGTTGTCGGTGAATCTGTCTCTTTTATCTCACAGTACATGAATGGAAAGACACAACTAAACCAGACCATAATGGATAAGTGGATAAAAGCGTTGGAGATTCCGGCAAGTGAGATAAGCGTTTATTTTTTTGAGTTAGAAGTTCACGAAACGGAACAGGAGCAATAAACAATGCCCGCGGTTAAACAACCAGACTTCTTAAAAGATGCCAATGACATCCAGAAAAGCCTCAAGACCTCACGGATCAGATGCGGAATGAATCAACAAGCATTTGCAAAGGTCATGAATAAGTCACAGGCATGGGTGTCGGATGTGGAGAACGGAAAGACAGAGATATCAATCAAGGATGCCTGTTGGTGGCTTGAAAATTGTGATGAAAGGTTAATGATATGCGGAAAGTGAAGATTATCACATTATTCTTAATAATCTGCATTGTCTCATGTGGAGCAGAGCGGAGAGAGATTCCGAATCCTGTTGACACATCTGGGATGGAAACCATGTACACAACTGCATACAACCTTCACGGAGTCACCGCGACAGGAGTGCCAACACATAAGGGCATATGTGCTTGTAACACCAGACTCGGACAAGTTGCATTGATTTATTCGATGGATGGGCAATTCTTAATGATGGCCGAGTGCGTTGATGTTGGCGGCACAGAAGGTTTGAAACAGGGCAGAGTTTGCGATGTCTGGTTTGACACGATGGAAGAATGTGAATGGTGGATGTCTACCACAGGCGGGAGAGTCAAAATTCTATGGATTGACGGAAAGGGATGAAAACAGGGATGAGATACATCATTAAATTCTTGAGCGGAATCGGATTTGTGACAATGCTCATCGGAATGGGCGCGATGGATAGCGATTCAAAAGTTGTGCCGATGATATTGGCTTTTGCCGGAGTCGGTATGTTCTATGGATTTTCAAGATTGGAGGATCAGATTTATGGATGAATGTATGGAATTAGTGAGATTCAAGTATAAGACTCTCATCAATGCGATCACAGATGGTTCTGAATGGAGTAAATATGACAACTGTCCATCTCTGGGATATCGGAATCAGATCCTTTTCACACTTAAGATTCTTGAGCCGGATGTGTATGAGGCTCTTGAGGCGGCATTATCACCAGAGGCAACAGATGAGGAAACTGACGAATAAAGAGATGAAAAAGCGCGGATGTAGTCTGTGCAAAGACTCATTCAGAATCGCGGCCCATTGTTTCTGGTGTCATCATGACAGATGTCCTTATAAGGAACTTGATGGGATCAAGGATTATCTGGCCGAGTATGACAAGCCAAAACAAGAGGCATTCGTCGAATATATCAAATATCTCATTGAATTGAGAAGAAAGCAAAGGAGCAGAGAATGTTCAGACGATTAAGGGCAGATGAGATTGATTGTAGGGTTCAATCGATTTCTGATAAGGGTTTAAGCCTCCTGTTATATAAGGATGCACGATGCGACATGAACATCTTGGATGAAACTGTCGGCCCGATGAATTGGATGCGGTCTCACTCCAGAGACAATGCCAATTGCACAGTATCCATCTATAACGAGGAACTTGGCGAATGGATATCCAAAGAGGACACAGGAACAGACTCAAACACAGAGGCCGAGAAAGGCCGCGCATCTGATTCATTCAAGAGGGCCTGTGTCAATTGGGGAATCGGTCGAGAACTGTATACCGCTCCATTCATCTGGATAAACAAGGGCGAGTATGCGGTTGATGACAAAGGAAGATGCAAGGATCGATTCTATGTGAATGATATCGGATATGACAAGACCGGCAACATCAATCGGTTGTCTATCTACAACAAGACGAGAAAAAGGCAAGTATTCTCACTTGGATCAGAGTTGAGAGGATATCCGACAAGGGATGAGATGCTTGAGGTTGCAAGAGCGCATTATCCCGATGACAAGATGAAGGCATTGATTGAGAGTTTCGGAGTAGACAAAATCGAGGATGCATCAGATGAGCAACTCGCCGCGGTCTACAACAAGTATAAGAGATGATCGGAGTCATTAAAGGGATAAGCGGCCATCATATCTGGATTGAGACAAAACTGATGGCAATGTTGCCGATTGAGACCGAGATCGAGTTTGATGTCAAAAAGCCGAGAAGGTCGCAGAACGCAAACTCATATTATTGGGTTCTTGTGCAGAAATTATCGGAGAAGATGCATATCTCATCGGCAAGAATCCACAATACTCACTTGAGATCGATGTGGTTGTCAATTCTTAAGATGCATGGAGATGAACCGACAATGTTGCTCATACCAGATACCGATAAGGCAGAACAGGATGCACTTGAGGACATGAACGATCACATCATGCCGATACCGATTGACTATCTGCCAGATGGGTTCACACCGACAATCACCAAGGAATCCGGCAAAACATTCCGATGGTATTGTGAACTCCGAGGGAGCAGAACATTCTCATCGGTTGAGATGAAAAGACTCATTGATATGACCATCGAGGAATGCAAAGACAATGACATCCAGACGATGACACCGAATGAATTGTTGAGGTTAGAAGGATATGGAGAGCAGAGTCACTAAATACACAGAATACTGCATCTTTTGCGGCAAGAAAGCCACACAGACACATCATCTCATATTCGGTACGTCTGGGAGGGCATTCGCAGACAGGTTTGGGTTAACACTTCCGATCTGTCCATCATGCCACAACATGGGCGAATTCGCAACCGACATGATACACGGCAATCCGAAGGCCGAGAGATTATCCAAGATGCTTGGACAGGCGATCTGGGAAAAGAACTATTACATGGATTTGTTTTTCAATTTGAATCGGGATGTCGAAGATGAGGCGCGAGAGCGTTTCATTGAGATGAATGGCGAATCCTATCTGTAAAGATATTTATATCACGAAAAAAACAAATGCCCGCTCTCTGGTCAAGGGCGGGCGGAAAGGAGCAAACATGACAGAGACTACCACATACAAGGAATTAATACTCAAGCATTTGAGAAGATATGGGAGCATCACAGATGTTAAGGCAAGAGAATGCATCGGAACAACAAGATGCTCTGAATACATCAGACAGTTGAGAGAAGAAGGCCACCAGATCGATACCGAATGGAGAACAGGCCGGAACAGATACGGCAGAAAGATCAGATTCGGAGTGTACAGATATGCCAAACAGTAAAGACAAGGGTGCGAGATATGAAAGAGAGATAGCCAACATCCTCAAGACATACGGATATGATGCAAGACGATCCGCGCAGTATTGCGGCAAGTCAGAGGAGAGCGCGGATGTTGTCGGTGTTCCTCATATACACATCGAATGCAAACATTACGCTAACAGGGCCTTTGACTATGCATGGATGGAGCAATCAATAAGGGATGCACATGGACAGGTGCCGGTTGTGATCCACAGGACAGACAACAAATATAATCTGGTCACCATGAGGCTTGATGATTTTATCGATTTCGCAAAGGCATATGAGGTTGTTATCCAGATAGGTGAGGAGTTAGATGAAGAATAGCGTATTGATAATGGATTCATGGGCGGTCATACTGTCAAATCTCGATGATGTGGTTGCCGGAAAGTTAATCAAGGCAATCTGCAAATATCAAGCAACAGGACAGATCGAGACCGATGACAATACTGTCAGAGCCATCCTTGAGGGTTGGAGACCGACAATTGACGCGAATAATGCAACATACGATGCAAAGGTTGAGAGAGTAAAGAACGCGAGAGCAAAGAAGTCTGATATCAAGGTTAATATCAAGGATGATATCAAGGATGATATTAAGGTTGATATTAAGGATGATATCAAGAGTGTATCTGATTCTGTATCTGTATCTGTATCCTCTAAAGAGGATATATATAATGTCGAGCAGACTCGACAATCTGAATCCGACATCTCCGAGATCGTTGATTATCTGAACGAGAAAACTCAAAAGAAATTCTCATCCAAGACCGCGGCAACCAGAAAGGCCATCATCGCCAGATTGAAAGAGGGTTATACTGTCGAGGATTTCATGAAGGTCATTGATAACAAGGTATCCGATTGGACAGATGGCGATATGGAGAAGTATTTGAGGCCTCAAACCTTATTCCGGCCATCAAACTTTGAGGCATATCTGAATGAGTCTCAAAAACCCAGACCATCAAATCCCTTCAAGAAGTTTCTGCAAAACGAGTACAAAGAGGATGATCTTGAGAGGTTTATAGCGAATTGAAACTGACAGATGGCGAGAGAGGTGTTCTGACGTATATCCGGCATTATCCAGAATGGGTTGCAGAGGTCGAAACACTTGCCGATATGAGGAATGCAATCACATATGACGCGGATAAGGTTCAGACATCACCAAGAGATGATGTTGTGATGGATGTCGCATTGAAGATCGAGGCGGCACAGGAGAAGATCGACAAGGTTGAATCTGCTCTGGTGACAGTTTACAGAACGGATGAGAGAGTCAACATGATGCGGATGGTGTTTTGTTATCAAGGCAAGTCAACGATGAGAAAGCGTGAATTTTATACCCTTCGCAAGATATTCGCGGGTGTACTTCTGGAGGTGTTTCATGAGAATCAATGAGCATTATGTGGTCGATACTCTTGAAGGCACAAGGCATCCTGTTGGCACAGAGGTCATTGTGGTTGTGGTAAACAGATCACAGACGGATAAAAAACCAATCCTGTGCAAAGCATATGGAGGCAAAACCGAATATTGGTATTCGGCCGATGAACTCAAGACCATCAAGGAATGGAAATATGCAAACAGATGTTGATGTGTTTATGGAAAACATCAAAAGACTCAAGGTAGAGGCTGCGGTCAAAACCATCAGCGATTATTGTGCTGAACACAAGAACTGCAAAGAATGCGGCCTGTTCAATGGTGTATGCCGGTTGAACTTTATACCATCGGATTGGGATGCTTATGAAATTATACATGATGGTGACTAATGACATATATGAGTTGCCTCTTGGTGTATATGACTCTCTGGATGAGATGGCAGAGAAACAGGGAATCAAAAAGGCATACATCAAGACCGCAATAAGTCTGTATGAACATGGCAAGAATAAGGCCTTTGTTCCATTCAGACGCATAATCATCAAAGAAAGGAGCAAAAAATGAATAGTATTTTTGACATCGTTGGAGAGTTCAAAGAACTCTATCTGATAGCGATAAGCGAAGAAGAACAGGCAGAGGAGGCATTTATTGACACATTGGAATCCTTGAAAGGCGAATTGTCACAGAAGGCCGCGGGATATGTTGCGGTTATGAATCGTCTGGAGATGGAGAGAGACAAGGCAGACGAGATAGCCAAGAGATACCAAGCAATCAAGAAATCAAGAGACAATGCCATCCAGAGAATGAAAGAGGTCTGTCTGTGGGCCTGTGAGGAGTTGGATGCCACCGAGATCGATGCGGGTGATGTGAAGATAAAGGTCAAGAACAATGGAGGACAGTTGCCATTGATAATCGACCATCCAGAGGATGTGCCGGAGAATCTGACCAAGATCACCATCGAGCCGGACAAAGACAAGATTCGGAAATATCTGACAGACAACAAATGTGATTTTGCTCATCTGGGCGAACGCGGAAAGCATATCGAGGTGAAGTGATGACGAGTATCGAAGAAAAAGCAATCATTGAGAGATTTCAAGCAATGGACACGGATCAGATGCAAGTGGCAATCAAGGCGATTCCGATTGAGATAGTATTCAACGAATTGGAGCGCAGAGAGAAAGAGCGCATCGATCTGTTGCAGAGGTTAGATGATTTGAGCGCATTTGTTGGGAGTGTGACCAGATGAATTATCAAGAATTTTTAAAAACAAAGGAACTCCAGACAATACAAGCGGGATTTGATGTTCCAGATGAGTGGTTATCATCAAGGTTATTCGATTTTCAGCGTGATATTGTCAAATGGGCATTAAAAAAGGGCAAATGTGCCATATTGACGGGATGCGGCACAGGCAAGAGTTTCATGTTGCTTGAATGGGCATACTGTGTACATAAGCAGACAGGTGGCAGAGTTCTTATCTTATCGCCTTTGTCAGTTGTTAAGCAGACCGCACATGAGGCAGAAAAATTTGAAATATGTGATGTGACAGTATGCCGGTCAGCGGATGATGTGCGGGATGGAATAAATATCACAAATTATGAGATGGTTGACCATTTTGATCCGAGTAAGTTTGTTGGTGTTGTTTTAGATGAATCATCAATCATCAAATCATTCACAAGTAAGACACAGGGCGAATTGACAGATAAATTCTATCGGACACCATACAAATTGCTCTGTACTGCCACAATTGCACCGAATGATTATACCGAGATCGGAACATCATGCGAGTTTCTTGGAATTATGAGCAGAACAGAGATGCTTGCAACATACTTTGTTCACGATGGCGGGAAAACATCGGATTGGAGACTAAAAAAGGCGGGTGTCAGCAAATTCTGGGAATGGTTCGCAACATGGGCGATATATTTCAACTCACCGAGCGATCTTGATTATGACATATCTGGTTATGATTTGCCGAAACTGCATATGAATACCATCTTAACAAAGTCAGAGATTGAAGATTATCAGTTATTTGTTAAGGTCGCAGAAACATTGCAAGAGCGCAGAGAGGCCCGCAAGGAGTCAATGGAAGATAGAACTGATAAGGCATATGAATTGACCGAATCAGACCAATCGCAATGGTTATTATGGGTTGATTATAACGATGAATCCGATATGTTGAGGCGAAAGATACCAGAATGCATCGAAATCAAAGGAAGTGATGACGCGGAGACAAAGGCACAGGCATCGATTGACTTTGCAGATGGCAAGATAAGATGTCTGGTGAGCAAACCATCAATATTCGGATTCGGTTCAAATTTCCAGAGTTGTCACAATATGATCTTTTGCGGGTTGTCAGATTCGTATGAGAGATTTTATCAAGCAGTTCGGAGATGTTGGAGATTCGGGCAAGAGCATGAGGTTAATGTATATATCATTCTATCAGAGAAAGAGGTCAGCATCCTTGAAAACATCAAGCGCAAACAGGCACAGATGGATGAGATGCAAAAAAGAATGACCGCGCTCATGAGGGATGTGACATTATCGGAGATTAAGCACACCACAAGAATCACCACATCATATGAGCCGACAAAGGATATTGAAATGCCAGACTTTTTGAAAGGAGCAAGCGCATGAAAATACTCGACCAATACACAACAGAACGATATACGCTCATAAACGGAGACACAACAGAGGCAATTACAACCATACCAGATAACAGTATCGGGTTATCGGTGTTCTCTCCACCATTCTCAAGTTTGTATACATACTCAAATAGCGACAGAGACCTCGGGAATAGTCGCAATGATGAGGAGTTTTTCACTCATTTTGAGTTCATTGTGAGAGAACTGCATCGAATCCTTAAATGTGGGAGAGTGGCCGCAATACATTGTATGCAGATTCCGGCAATGAAAGAGCGCGATGGATATATCGGCATCAAAGACTTCCGCGGTGATCTGATTCGATTATTTCAGAGATGTGGATTTATATATCATGGCGAGGTGACCATCTGGAAAGATCCTGTTGTGGAGATGCAGAGAACAAAGGCTCTTGGGCTTTTGCACAAACAGATTAAAAAGGATTCAAGCAGAACGCGCATGGGATTGCCGGATTATGTGATATTTATGCGTAAAGATGGCGAGAATGATGAGCCTGTTCAACATACGGATTCAGAGTTCCCTGTTGATCTGTGGCAAGATTATGCATCTCCTGTTTGGAGGGAATATGCATCGCCTGTCTGGTGGGATATCAACCAGAGCAATACTCTCAACCGCATATTTGCGGATGAAGAATCCGAAAGGCATATCTGTCCATTGCAGTTGGATGTGATTGATAGATGCTTGAGGTTGTACTCAAATGAGGGCGATGTGGTATTTACACCATTCATGGGTGTTGGTAGTGAAGTCTATGAGAGTGTCAAGATGAATCGCAAAGCCATCGGCATTGAACTCAAGAGAGAATACTATCAGCAAGCGGTCTCAAATATGAAGGCACTCGACAATGAGCGCAACCAAATAACGATCGAGGACTATTTGACGAGTCTGGCAATATGAGGTGATAAACATGAGCATAGAAGATGATGACAGATTAACAGATAACATTGAGCATCTTGTCAATCTGGGATGGACTCTCGATGAGATCATAGAAGTTGCGGAAAGGATGAGAGAAGATGAGCGAGATACAGATGTCAATCTTTGACTTTATCCAACCAACATATGACACATCAGACCTTGAGAAACTGCCAGAGGATGACATGGTCATGTTGATACGGAATGCAACCGGCATCAATTTTCAATACCGCGATGAGTTATTCGGATATGAGGCAACCATCAACAAATGGCAGTATCGAGTGAAGTATGGCAGATATAGTGGCAACAATGAGAGATTCATCGAATGCGAATGTTGCGACAAAATATCTGGTTGGAGCGGGCCACAGGATACAGTTGACCATGCCATTGAGTTTTTCCAGAAAGCACTCAAGCGAAATGGTATATAAAGGAGAACACGGAATGAGAGCAAAAGAGGCAATTTATATACTTGACCATTTAAGACCGGCAGACACAAAAGACTCATTTGATGCATACATTGTTGGAGAGGCTCTTGCGATGGCAATAAACGCATTGGAGCAAGAGCCGACAAAAGAAGAAAAAGCATTATTGCAGAAATGGAGAGATAACAGGGGCATAAGCATTGAGGACTTTGAAGATGCTATGAACACATTGAAAGAGCCAAGCGGTGAATTAATAAGCCGACAGGCGGTGATTGATATAATACACCTTTTCTTTACCGAGGAAATCGACAAGATACCAACAAAGAAAACCGAGGACGGAGAAGTGCTTGTTATACGCAAGTGTCAGCCATTGTTTGAAATGAACAAGGCAATATGCAAGCGCATTAAAGCGTTGCCGAGTGTTTCTCCAACACAAAATTGCGTTGGAAATACGTTGGAAATGCGTTGATAAATACAGACCGATAAAGTTCGACAATAAGTATTGTTATAGACCTTTAACGAAATGCGTTAGGGTTGAGCCACAGGAAAGTGAGGGATAAA